TTAATCCTATACTATCAATGGTGGTTAACAATATATAGTTAGCCAACATGCCAAAAGATTTCCTAGTAAAACTAGCCCAAGCATAAAGAGCACAACCAAGAATCCATATGGGATAAAGAGCAAGAAGCGGAGGGTTGGGTACGGTAAGTGCCATAGTAATACTGCAACCAATACTAATAGCCCAAGCAAGCAACTCAACAATAAAGCGAAATCGGTTGGACTTAAAATCATCTTTTATCCACGAAAAAATACCATAAAAAATATCGTTCATAATATATTATACACTATGAACGATAATACTACAACTAGTTTGGTCACTGATTACAGGTTCGTGTACGAGTGATTGTTCCATCTGAATTTTGTGTCTCTGTCCAAGGAGTGCAAACTTGACCTAATGGTGTGGGTGGATTTTGAATTACCACTTGAGTTTGAGTGTGACGATTGTGTGCTTCATTGATTGCCGCGCCGATAATGAATGCACCAACCGCAGGGGCAATCCAGTTATCACGGTAAATTACACGTGGCCCGTGATAATTATGATGACGAAAGCCGTGACCATGATAGTGTTGTGCCATTGCTGACCCAGTTAGTGCTAAAAGCGACAATGCTACTAGAATCTTTTTCATACAATCTCCTGCTATACTTATATAACGTTTTAGGCTAGTGTTCCGTTGACACGGTGATGTTCAATCATCTCTTGTAAGATAATCTCTATCATCTTATTTAATGTGATATCACGTTTGTGTGCTTCCATAGATAATTTTAATATCAAATCATCATCGATATCAATTGGTATTTGAACACGGGTGTCATATTCTTCTCCATTAAAAATAGCAGTAGCCTTCTCTAGGAAATCTTCTTCCATTTCTAAATCAATCCACTTAACATCATCCCAAGCTATGTCAGGATCTACTTTACGTTTTTTTGATTCTTTGTAGAACGCATCTACATAATCAGGATTCAACCAACGATATGGTTTCTTATCTTCATCCCAAGCCTCACGTTTAACAGAAACTTCGGCTTGGTATACAGTTTGATCCACGGTACTATACAATACAGATACGTGGGCAAAGTCACTTTCATAATCTAAGTATCTACCATCAGGATAACAATTCCATTGATACTCACTACCACCTGTAATTTTATGATTCAATACTTCGTTAATTTCATTCAATCTCATCTTCTTCTTTCAAAAAGGTTTCACAACTGTCACTAACATTTTTTGGAAATTCGTGTAATTTTTTTACAATTAATTCACACCTATACTTAAGAGTAATGATTGGTTGAGGAGGCTCATCTTCAGGGACACTTAACCAATACAACCCAGTCACTATAGCTAGTATAGCAAATATTTTTTGTTTGTGCAAGGCTATGTTTTCCCAAAAGTCCATACAGATATTTATATCAATAAATGTGACAGAAATATTATACCTCTACAATATAATAACAGCTATGTGGATAGGTTTCGTGTAGCCATTCTAACATACCTTCTTCGTATGGAAGAATGACTGACTTGTACTTGTTAGTAATATACCTCACGCTACTAACCAACCTATTTCATCTTTTGTTTCAACAGATTCGGCTCCATCATATTCATTTATTTTAAACTCAGTGCCTTCGGGTATCCAAGCAACTTCTAAGTCCATCATACCACCATCGTAGATTTCAGGATACTTCAATGCCACATAAGTTTGTAGTTCGTCAAACTTTTCGTCCACTACAAATTGTGCTATGGCAGGTTCAAAAATAAGTTCAGGCATAGTAGGGTTCCAAGTGAACCATCCTGCACCAAAGCCTGGGCTATACAATATAGCCACTTTTCCATCTTTAATTAATTTGTTCATTTTATCTCCAAGCGTTAACTAATCCTATTACACAAGTAACAATAGCCACAATGTTGACTACCAATTGCGGGCGATTCTGCACACGAATTGTCCATGTCATAAATGCAATTGTGCCCAATGTAAATGCTACAATATTGTAGGGATGTGCGTCAGGTCCAATTGCATTACAGATATGGCCAATAATAATGAATACTGCACCAATCCATTGTAATATATCGTTTAATTTCATTTTACTCCAAATGTGTTTAATGCTGGTTGTAATGTGTTAATCAATTCTGTCTCACGTGCGTGAGCAGGACGCTTACCACGAATAACTTCCAACTTTCCAAATATAAAACGTTCAGCACCTCGCTCACGCAAGGCACGACTCAAACCCCAATTTTTGTTTTCAGTCATAGCCCGTTGCATATGTTTTTGCATACGACGGCGTAGTGTCAAAAACACATTGCCTTTATATGACAATGCAGTTAAACCGATGTAGTACTCAAGTGTTACTGTATCTTGGATGTAGTAAATCACTTGATTTCTATCAGTTCTACGTTTACGGACGATTTTTGAGTTCATAGATGAATTATACACGGATATCCATTTATTGTCAAATATTGGCAAAAATCGCTAGAAGTGTATCAGTATGAGTTCCTGAATATTCTAGCGATTTTGAAGCCCCTGAGGGGGCAAAATGAGTACTTTTGTTTGTAAAAAATGTAGTACTTAAGTATTAGTGTACTACTTCCCCTACAGAGGTATTCATGTAAGTTTTGATTTCTTTATTTAAGTCTTTTTGAGTATATCCTAAATCGGCTAATTCTTGTATTAATGCTACAAATAATCCATGAGTAGCAACACCAGGAATATAATCAATATCGTCATTATCATTTTCAAATTCTTCTAATAATGGTAATAATGTATCATATATAAAATCACATGCTAATAATGCACTTTTTTCTATTTGTTCTACTTCTTCACTAGTACTAACCATTTTAACTTCTTTTGCCATAATATTACTCACTTATTGTTTTAGTATATTCATAGTTAATGGATTCTATATTCTCACGGAATATAATAGCACCATTTTTTAAATGAAATCTTCTAGCCATTTCTGTTTTAGGACTTAATGTCACAAATCTATTTACACTAGGATATTGCTCCTGAATACCTTTTACCGCTTGTATTAATAAATCACGACCTTTACCGGCTTTATAACTCCAAATAGTATAGAATACTGCGGTAGTCGGAACTTCAGATACATTAGATAAATCATCTACCCCGGCTGGAACAAAATCATGGAAACTAACACATACCATTGCATCTGGATCATCGTCATTATTGGATAATGCCGCAACCATTCTACCATTACTAACTCTAAAGTCAGTTGGTATTTCTGGTCTTACTGGGTCGTCTTTAATAAAGTTTAATAGTTTGTGTGTTAGGTCTGTGATGAAGTGTAACATGGTTATCCTTAGGGTAGTGTTATTCGTATTTAGCACAGATTTAATAATATGCTATTATTTATGATGTTTTTAATGACCGACTAAATATGTACATATGAGCCAAGACTTAATAAAAGTAATAGAGCCAATTGATATTGTACCTTTGATAAAATTCTATTATATGAATGAGAAAAATATCCGTTGGGGTACACACGGGAAAAAAGGTAGACAATCCGGTATTCAATATAAACAGGGTGAAGATCCTTTTGAAGGGTCAGTTGGATTCAGTAAAGGTGATGAATTGTTACATGATACACTAAATCCATTGTATAAAGATAGTATTTTGGAAACTATTATTACCAAATATAAATTGTACAGAAGTAGGTTTATGTGGGTAAATCCCATGTCATGTTATAGTTTACATAAAGATTCTACTCCTAGAATTCACATTCCATTAATAACTAACCCATCCTGTTATTTTGTTTTTAAAGAAAATAATACACCTAACGGGATAATTCAGCATTTACCAATTGGATCAGTATATTGGACTAACACTATAGTTCCGCATACTTTTATGAATTGCTCAGATTCACCTAGACTGCATCTTGTGGGAGTTGTTGGTAAATGAGGTGTAGTTGGGCAGACCATGTCATGGTAGTAAATTTAGATGGATTTACAAGACCGTGTTGTCAAGCGTCATCATCTACTGCCATAATGGCTCCTATCTCGATTGGTATAAAAAATGCTTGGAATTCTCCTAAATTAAACGATTTAAGAAATGAGTTAGATATTGGTTATACTACTAAAATTAAAAATATATGTTCAAGGTGTTCTGGTGCAGAGAAATTAGGTTTAGACAGTCTTAGGATGAACTCAGATTTTTTTCCCAACGAGAACAACACCCTCCTTAAGGGAATACAATTTAAGTTAAGTAATAGATGCCAGTTAACTTGTGCCCATTGCGAACCATATCTATCAAGCTCTTGGGGTAAATTACAAGGTAAATCTGTATTCATACAAGATGCAATTAAACAGGATCAACAAGATAAACTTATCAATGAATTAATTGAAATATTGCCCTCGCTCGAATGGATCAAGTTTACTGGCGGTGAGCCATGGATGGATCCATTACATTGGAAAATATTAGAACAATTAAGTAAGATTGATAGAAGTAATTGTAAATTATATTATATTACTAATGGGCTAGCAACATTTGATTCTGAATTGTGGGATGGGTGGAAGGCAATTAATATTACACTAAGTGTAGATGGACATAAGGAATCATTCGAATGGTTTCGGCGTGGTGCAAATTGGAATAAATTAGTAAATGTAACTAATATCTTAACAAATATAAAAAATGTCAACCTACAAATATCTTATTGTATCACTCCCTGGACAGTATCTGATTGGGCTGAGGCAAAAGAATTTTGGAAATTACCAATTATACCCCAACCTGTTGTTATACCGTGGCATTCTTCATTAACCAGTTTGAGTACTGATATGATTAGATTGCCATTAGATACACCTTTCATAGACTTAATAGGAAAACACCCAGTAGAAATTAAAAAATTGAGACAGTGGGCTATCGAATGGGATACTATTTGGGATACTAAAGGCTGGTCTGAAAAAATACATCCATGGGTATTTAAATGTTAATAGAATATCTCCCGACCTCAGATTATTTTTCTAATTTTTTAGAATGGAATACTAATCAAACAATATTAGATTTTGGTAGTAATTATGGTAATTTGTTAAAAAGTAATAAAATTATAAATCCTAAACAATATACTGGTATTGATGTAGATAAACAAGCAATAAAAGTAGGAAAAATAATTCATCCAAATGCCAATTGGATGTGGTATAACAGGTTTAATCCGGCATATAATCATACAGGAAACAATGAGTTACCTAGTTTTAATAAAACGTATGATATTATAATCAGCTATAGCGTGTTTTCTCATACGACGGCTGATGATATGATAGAAATGATAGACCATTTGTTCAAATACTTAAATAACAATGGTAGTATATATTTTACCTATTGCAATATTAATAATAGAAAACTGGTTGAATGGTTTAGAAATAGAAGAACAGATTGTGATGAGGTACCCACTGAGTGGGATTATGCGTATTTGACTGATAACAAACTAAGTGACGGATACCCTTCAAATAAGTGTGTTCATTTTGTATCATTTTATAAAGAAGATTGGATTACTAATTTGTTAAATAAATTTAATCCAGTATCATATCCTGCACCGGGCGGCAGATGGCAACAAGATTGTATGATTTTAACTAAGAAATAAATTATGGAAGATATTTTTAATACATCGTTCGATTCTATTACCAACCCATACGAATCGTTTTCACATGGATTAGTGTCAAGCAAACTATGGTTATGTGAGAAGTTAGAAAAAGTGATTGATAATGAAAATATCGTTAATCCTTCATTGCATATGTTAGCAAGTTGGGATAACTTATTAACTTTTATGTTATTAACAAGACGACCTAAATTTTACGGAGTAGTGAATGCCTATGATATGGATTCAAAATCAACTACTAATGCAAACAAGATATGTGATTATTGGAAATTTGAGTATCCAAAAGTATATAATCATACACAGGACATAAACACACTTTCCTTTAGTAATACCGGAACTGAATCTATTTTTATAAACACCAGTGTTGACCAAATTGATAATACTACTTGGTATGATATTATACCCAAAGATAAGTTAGTTTGCTTACAGACTACCAATTTACCAACTACTACAACTGAATGGCATATTAAACAAAGTTATAATATTATTACTGATTTTACCGAAACATATAAAGTAAGTAGGCTTATATATTGTGATTCAATTGATATTAATTATGGGCATTTAAAATTTAAACGCCACATGATGATTGGTATTAAGTAGCATCTTTCATATAGTATTTTTTACTATATACACCCAATGTTCCTTGATATGGATCTTCTTTATTAAATATTTTTGGAAATGATGTTTTTAAATAGTTCATTGCCTCAGTAAAATTCTGTGCAGATTGCCAATTGTTTTCTAAACCAGCAGTAATCAAACGCTGAAACATTGTTTCTCGGCCGTTATTTTTATACTTACTAGTACCATTTTGTATTCCCAAATTTATATTCCATGCGGCACCTCTTCCAGATGAAATACAAAAATCATCATAATACTTACTATGTGAGTCCCCGCAATATTCTTTTAAAAATTCATTGGTTATCATACTAGGCCTTTTTAGTATTGATGTGGGAGTTATTGAGAAACTACTATCACTAGGTGATCTAAACTTACTATTAAGTATAGGGTCAATCTGTTCTATTTGATATTCGGTGCCACCATATACTTTTTCAATATGATTTAATGTCATCCAACTTTGTTTTAAATGAATCTTGGGCATATTAGGTGAATAATAAAATAATTCAATATTAGGAATATCTGTAATAAATGTTTCCATTGTTTTATCAATGATAGTTGAATAATATTTACCTTCTTCTAATATAATTCTAGGTTTATCTACTCCCAATATAATTCCATGATTGGGTTCGTCGGCATGCATTATTTGTTTTACATAGAAGCTGAAGTTGGTTGGTTGAAAATAACCATGAACCAATGCTGTTGCAGGATTTTCTAGCCAATCATCTTTGAAATAGTTATCGAATTCTTCAGGACCTACATCTACTGTAGTTACTTTTGTATTTGGATATGTGCGTAAAAAATTATGTACATGCGGATAAATTAATCTAATTAATTCATCCTGCCGCATATGGTTGGTTTTTAAATTCAGTAAAACAATTTCATCTAATGGTATATTAAAGTAATAAAAACATTTTAATATATGATGACTATCACGTCCTGCACTATAAAACAAACTGAGTTTTTTATATTGCTGGCGTAATGTGATGCATCGTTCATAACAAATTTCGTCCCATGATTCTTCTGGTTCTTTCGTCCAATCAAGTGAGTCATATTCTGTATTATAAAAATAAAATTCAGGCATGATACCTAATTTATTTGCGGCTCGCCATGCGTCAAATTGACTTGATGTACGTTGCCCTTCAACAATCCAGTGTGGTAAGTAATGCATTATTTCCCCGAAAATTGTTTAACCATGCGTACAATGTCACTTGTTGATAAGAATACAGGATGCGAACTATTAGCTTCAAGTTTTTGCACAACATCTATATCTTTCCCGCATGTATGTATTGCTTTAATAATCATATTGCGTGTATCTTTATCTAATGCTGGTTGTACACTTAATATCAATCCCAATCCAATTGGTGATTTAGCTAATTTGGAACTATAAGTTCCTACATTAGAATGATTGAATTTGGTAGCATAAGTTTTATCAAATGTGCTTGTCATAATTTGTATTCTATTAGCTTCTACTAACGGTCTTGCTCCGATGAATGTATCTACAAACATATCTAGGTTACCATTGACAACATCAGTTAATCCTTGCACACTAGTTTTATACGGTACTATTTGAAACTGTGCATTCATATCTTTAAAGATAGTTTCTGATAAGAATGTGCCGGACGCTGAGGGTGATCCTATATTAAGTATTCTACCTTTATTGTCAGCAACTAATTCGTCAAGTGATTTGTACTTACCTGCTTTCGCAACAAACACTAAAGGAGTAGAGTTCATGTATACTAATGGATTTATATCTTCAAGTAAATCCACTCCGGGAAACTTACTCAATGTATTCAATCCAAAGTTGCCCATAAGTAAGTGGGTAGTGTTATCAGTATCGTTAGCGGCTTGTAATGCTTTAAGAGCTACTAAACCTTCGGCGCCGGGTTTGTACTCTTTAAGAATATTGATATTTTGTTTCTTTAAACAAGGTGCATAAGTTTCAATACTTACATCCGATCCAGAGCCAGGACCAGATGATAATATAAACTTAAATGTGTGTGATTGGGCATTTGCTATTCCAAATGCTAAAAATAATAGTGCTAATAGTTTTTTCATCTAACTATTTATATAGAGATAAAGCTCACTTTAGATTTCCTAGTAGCGAATTAGTACGTCAAGCCAGCAGCCGGCTACACCACGGTAACAAGTACCGGTCCTAAGGTGTGTTCATTTTAAACCTAAGCTTTTGCGGATACTTGTAGCACTGATGCTGTGTATCGCTTCATTGAAGGTTTCTTGTTCTATTTTATACCCAACATCACGTCCATATGTAATATTCACGATGTTTGGTACTACTTGAATTTCATATTGTCCTTGATATACCATATCCAAATCACGCTTAATGAATGATTTTACTTTTTCAATTTCAAAAGGATTACTACCTTGCCAGCCTTGACAGTCACGAATTTGAATAACAACTTGCCCTGTTTTAGCAATAGCACGTTCGAATAAAGCACGATGCCCTTCGTGCCAAGGTTGCCAACGTCCTAACATCTGCACAGTTTCTTTTTTCCAATCAAATACAGGACGTCTGCGATTGTCTAAAATATGTGCGGCAACAAACTCTCCCCATTTTTCTGACTTTTGTTCTGTGATTCTAAAATCATACACGTCCGGAGGAATAAATGCCTTGTTAGTATCTTCGTATCTGCCTTCACTGATAGTATCAACCCATACTGTCCAGTCTGCTTTAAAGTTATTACGCATCTCAACTAATGGTGCAACAAAGTCACAGATAACATAATCTACATCGGTCATTGCATCTGCAAGTTCACGCATACGTAAACTTTGACGAATTCGCCCTTCAGTACTAAAGTCCCAGTCATTGTACTTCTTACGCACATCATCGGCGTTTAACCAACCTACACGTTTTTTATCTGCTTGCAAATGGTCAACAATGTGCTGAGCCAAATAAGTCTTACCTGCGCCCGGCAGGCCCATTACTAATATTCGTTTAGAACCATGAATCATTTTTTAACTCCAATTGATGACTATCAAATCTCTTTAACCTATTTAAGAAATCGTTTGTTTTTTCAGTGATGACACCGGTTAGTTGAAACGTAACTCTTGGATTGTGTCCTGCATTAGCAGTACTGTGAGGAAGATTCTGCCAATCAAATGTTGTTACATCTCCTGCACGCCATTGCTGATGATTGTAGTTACCATAAGACCAGAAATGACCTTGCTCCCAATCAGTCAATGCAACCTGAACACGCATAATCATCCATGGTGTCTCTGGTGCCCACTTCTCTAATTTATCTAAATGCAGATTCCAAACTTCACCGGGCATCTGAACGTGAATACGTTCCATACAATCACCCAATGCAAACAACTCAGTAATTTTTTTTAAGTTAGGAGTTATCTCCCAATTCAAATGAGTGATTTGATAATCTACGCCATAACCAAAACGTTCCAAATCATAATCTTCACTTGCTAATTCTACCTCAGGTCTAGACTTAGCAACAGCACCTCTGGTACGCCATGTTGCAGGTTTGGCTGTTGCTACTGCATGTTTAACATCTTCACTATAGTCAGCAGTGATTTTACCAAGTCTAATTACTTTATCAACCTGTGAATCATTTTTGAAATTATCAAAATGATACTTACTTTTTTGTTTACTTTGTTCCCAATTGCTTATCATATCACTGTTACCCTTACATCTGTTGCACCGTAGTCTTGATAATATTCACTCGGTGGTAGTTCTATATTTAGCATCTTGCAAAGCATGTGATTAGTTAATGGGACTTTGCTTGGATACTTGTACGTTGCTTTGATGATGCCCTGATTCTGTTCTTTAATCTTAGTAGACATTACTTTTAAGTTCTGATAGTATTCACTATAGTCAGGATATGTGATATCAAAATGCCCGCATTTGACCCACCAACCTAAACAAGCGTCATCAGGACGATGTACTAATATGATAGGACAATCAGGCCAAGTTTGTTTAATGTAATCAATGTGATTGCTAAAGACATGGCTCTTAATGATACGAACTCCTTCACCAGTGAATGCTTCATCAAAGTCACGCTCTAACGTTTCTCTGTCATACATAGGAAGCCTATGAAACAACTTACCAAACTCCATACCAGGATCATAATATGCACCTAGATGCATTAGTTCATTTTTACCAGACGCATCATGGTAATATGTTCTACTATCACTATAATCAGATTGGTCTATGTTTGGGCTATAGTAAATGTTCTTTACTACGCTACTCCACTTACTGCCAGGAGCTCCTGCTACAAATATATACTTCATTCGGGTTTAATCTTCTTTGCTATTTGAATCCAATCTCTACGCAATAGTGCCATACTAGCATGGACACCTTCTGGAGAATGTTCTCTTGTAGTTATGAACATTAAGTTCTCATCAAATTTTTCTTTTGCTTCTTTGCTACGAATTGCAGGTACAAAGTTTTCCTGATACCATTTCTGTATCTCAGGACTTGTTCCCTTGGGTAGAACTAAGTTCCAGCAACCATATAAGTTTAATCCAGGTGCATACTTACTCATTAATGGAGCAGATTCAAGCCCTTTAAGGGGTACTTCGCTTGCTAATCCAATAAGTTTTAATTTGCCTGCTTTAACGTGTGGGTATCCTACACCAACCGGAGTAACTGCAAACTCAGCGTGGCCTCCCATAACATCTAATAATGCTTGTGCAGGACCTTTATACATAGCTGTCTCAACTCTATCGCCACCGGGCACATTAAGTTTTGTAGTTAAGTATTCAACGGCTAACTTATGTCCACCGCCACCAATTGCAAAGTTGATAGGGCGTTTCTTTTCACGTATCTCTCTAATTAAGTCTTCCGGTGTATTGACTTTACTATTAGGATTAGCCCAGAATGCTAACGGGCTACGTGCTATATTGGCAACTGGTTCAAAGTCATATATGTTATATTTTAACATTTGTGGGAACCAGACTTCAGCAGTAATCCATTGACTATTACAGGCAGGAACTGCAACAGTATGACCGTCATTTGGAACAGTATTGAAATGATTCATTGCTATGTTACCGTCTGCTCCTGCACGATGCTCTCTTTTAAAAGTTACTCCTGTCTTGTTACTCACTATATCTGCTACAAGGAAAAATGATATCTCATTCCCTGCACCCGGGCCGTTCGGGAATATAACTGTAATCGGTTTAGTTGGTTGCCATGCAAATGCAACTAATGGTATAAATGCTAATAATGCTAAAAGTTTTTTCATCAGTCCTCCGAGAATAAATATGATGAACATATATTTATGCCATTTAACAAAAAATTACTATGAACACTAAAATTTTTAATCTTTTACAAGAAAATTTGCAACTTGCATTTAATTTACCTAAGTATGCAAAAATTTCTATTACTGAGGATACCCTCGTACAAGACTTACCCTGGACACCCGCACGTTATAGTAAATTCAAAGATGCTGTAGAAGCCGAATTGCATTTACCATGTGACTATGTAGGGACATTAAAAGATATCGTCAATGACTTGAGTGAACGATATATCTTACGTTTCTTCAGTGAGATATGGAAGCCCAGAACAGGTGACTATGAACATACTGGTTGGGAACTTGCTGATGAAATCAATAAACTAAACCCAGAGAAGGTGCTTGATGTTGGTTGTGGATATCACCCTTTTAAGGGTCGTATTCAAAATATTATTGGTATCGATCCATATAACAATCAAGCTGACTATGAAGTTGATATCTTAGAGTACAAAGTAAAACCAGAATCACATGATGTTATCATAGCTTTAGGAAGTATTAATTTTAACTCACGTGATGAGATTGAAGCACGGTTTGAACATTGTGTTAATCTATTAAAGAAGGATGGTAAGTTTTACTTAAGAGCCAATCCAGGTATTACTCATAAGACAGGACCATATGTTGAAATATTCCCATGGACGTTTGAAGTGGTTAATCAGTTTGCTGAAAAATATAACCTTAAACTAGATACGTTTAAGAAAGATAATAACGATAGATTATATTTTGTTTATACAAAATTATAACCAAAAAATAGACCCCGAAGGGTCTATTTTACATTGTGGGGCCGTTCCCGTTTTTAAAACCTACACTACCACCTTCTGCTTCGATTCTTTTAATAACATCCTCGAATAAGATAGGTGTGTAATCTGTTTGCTCAACACATACACAATGATAGCGTGTATCAATCACAGGAATGCCATACTTACCTACTGGTTCTATCATTACACGATTAGCATGTAAGTGACCGTGAATGTTAGTGCCAAAACGACCTAAAGACTCAGGATGTAATGGTATGTGACTTAATATCATACCATTCATCACGTGATAAGCACGTAGTTCACGGAAATGTTCTCTATAGTCATCATCACGGAAGATATCGTGGTTACCACGAATCAATACTTTGTCCCCGTTTAAACGATGCATAATTTTTAATGCTTTACGGTTAATGACAACATCGCCTAAATGGTATACTTTATCATTGGGTCTAACTGTTTCATTCCAACGCTTAACCATTTCTTCATCCATCTCATCTGGATCAGTCCATGGGCGTAATTTTGTAACACCATCGTTACGTGTGAATCTACATACTCCGGTATGCCCGAAGTGTGTGTCACTTGTTAAAAATACTGCAGGCATTTTATTTCCTTTATTTGGCATCCCCCCAAGGATTCGAACCTTGACTAACGGTTTTGGAGACCGGTATGCTGCCATTACATTAGGGAGACATTTTTACTTACTGATGAAGGGAGTTTTAGGTAGAATAGTTGATAGCCAATAATTATATATTTCAGTATTTAAAGGTGTGTCTATAAATTCCTGTAATTTAGTTATTAGCCTACCTTCTAGTATATCCTTTAAAGGTATAACTTTAGAGTTATTATACGTTTTTGCCAAGTTGATTCTTTTATTTCTGCGAATAAGTTCTTCTTCATTTAGTGGTGGATGATATTTTGGAAGAATTGTATAACATCTATTCATTCCCCATTTATTATATTCATCATCAGTATCATCTATAACAATTGTTTGTAGGTTTAACATGTTAGCGTGATAGCGTAAAAATGATATGTCATGGCTTGTTGAAATAGATAGATATTTTTGTTCTAATTCTTCTAGAAATAAGGTTTTAGTATTACCATCAAAAAATAAATCTCTACTATCATTACAATTTTTATTATGTTTTATTAAACTAAGTCTTAATCGTTCTCTTAAAGAACCTAGGGTAGGATGAACATCTATTTCTGACGTTTCATAATCAGTAGAATCTATAACAGCACTAACCATATCGCCACCGGCGCCTGAATTGTATAAAATAAAAAAAACATAAATTATTTATACAAACAAAAACTATTAAGATTTTCTAATGTGTTTCAGATAATCTCGTCCAACCAATCCTGCTTCAATTTCTTGTAGCGCAGTTACAATTGGACCTGCTTTTGTGTTAAGTGTGGAACGATGTCCACGCTTTAATTCTCTTACACGTTGTGAAGCGATTAGAACTAAATCAAATCTATTACCAACCATATTAACGGCATCTTCACTTGTGTATCTTGCTCTGCTTTCAGTCATATTTTCTTTCGTTGTTGTAAAACTTTGGAGCGGCTAATCGGGTTCGAACCGATGACATTCACGTTGGCAACGTGATGCTCTACCAACTGAGCTACAGCCGCAATACTCTTTCAATAAAGAGGCAAACCTTGCGCGGCTCTGCCTCTACCTTTATTTGCGCCTCCCAGAAACTCTGTTTGGCTATGACAATTAGGACAAATTAGTCGTAAATTATCAGGGTGATCGTTTGAAGGATCGCCGTTTATATGGTCCACATGAAGCACTAGTTTTTTTTTATTCCAATCACTAATCCCACATATTTCGCAGTTATAACCTCTTGCCTCAGCAAGATAATTCCTTACGGTAGGTCTATCAATTCTTTTTTCTAATAAACCGGAAAAGAATTTTCTCTTATGTTCTTTGGATCTCTGTTTGGTTGAACATGACACACTACAATATTTGTTAGTGCCTTGGTGAGAAATTTTGCACTCTTTTTCACAGTATCCGCATTTGTAAGTTTTCATGGTAAAGTACTCCTATGCAGTATTTATGCCTTACCTAAGTTTTTGACCATTAAGCTAATCCCGCAATTTGGTGGGTCGTGACAGGCTCGAACTGCCGACATTCTGCGTGTAAGGCAGACGCTCTACCAACTGAGCTAACGACCCGAATATTTTTAACCACCTTGGTTACTATCTTTAACTTCTGTATCAAACTCAATATTAGATGATTCAATACGACTAGTTCCTGGTGGAGGTTGTCTATCATCATCTACTTGAGGTTTTCTAAAAATATTATCCCAATTATTGTCAAACGTTTTTAAATTAACGCTATACGGTCTTGGAGTACTACCTTTGCTCACTTCTTGTCTCCTCGACTCCCGGATGAACGTGAGTTGCTTTTTTCAATCTCAACAAAACTGCGAATAAAATCACCACGTTTATGTGCATCACGTATAAGTGTTGCCGCACGTTTAACTGCTTGGGGGAGTTTAACTGCCCTTGAATCATAACCTCTACATGTCATACTGTTTCCTCTTTTAAAAACTTTGGTCGGAGTACAAGGATTCGAACCTTGGACCCCCTGGTCCCAAACCAGGTGCGCTACCAGACTGCGCCACACTCCGTAACTGGTTGCGGGGGAAGGATTCGCACCTCCGATCTCCAGCTTATGAGACTGGCGGGGACGACTAGACTCCCCTACCCCGCGATATCTTGGTGCCCGCGATATCTTGGTGGAGGAGACAGGGATCGAACCTGCGACCTATTGCTTGCAAAGCAACCGCTCTCC